TTCAAAAGCTGAAGCAGGAACATGAGTGCCAAAGGTAGGCAGCATGATTCTTTCTCCAATTTGAGTTAGGCAAAGTAAGGTTATTCTGTCTTTCCAGATTTTTGCCGTGTCAGTAGTAGTCCCAAGAGCCCCTACATCAGTAAATTTAAACGGCCAAGAAATAGCGCGTTCTGCCATTACATTACTCCTATCCACACTGGAAAATTAGGGTCCCCGCCTATAAACATTACCCAAACTGTTCTATCAAGTCCCGGTATAAGTGTACTAGGAGATGCCGATACGGGCATACAAGGAAAGGCCCAATTAGAGACGGCAGTTCCATAGACTTGAGGAACTTGAAGTTTAATTCTGTACTTACTTTCAGGGTCCACGTTGTCTACGCATTTTCCTGGGTAAATGCCAAAGAACTTACGGTCATAATCTTTAGAGGACACCGGCGCCCCTTAATTTACTGTAAACAGCCTCGGTATTTGCGGTTTTCTTTACCACACTTTTAAGGTTTCTTTTTCCTTCATTAGCCCAAAACGCAATAGTTTTTTCTGTCGTGCTTACGGGAGTTTTATTCTGTGTTTGACTTGGGTAATGCGGTGAAGAAGACAAAACGCCTTTTTGTATAGTTTTTAATACGGTTCTTTGTTTAATATTTGTTTGAGATTTACCAGGAGTAATTGTCCTCTTATCTGGTGAGGGCTTAACATCTAAAGAGGTTCCGTCGCTCCACACGTTAGCTTTACCCAATGAATCAAGGCCAACTATAAGTTTTGTTGTGTATACAAGATTATCAATGCTGTGTTCTGTTTCTAAAATTGTCCAGTATCCAGAGTAGTCTGAGCCAAGCCCCTCTAAATAAACAGGCAGCTCTGGTCGCAAAGAGGCGTTTCCCAAAACCTCTACAGAGGCTCTGTAAGGGTACCGTGTTAATAAATCAGCAGAATCGGCCTCGTAAACAGCAGAGGAAAAATCTGTGGCTACAGTTGTAGAATCAAACCGGTCAAAAAACTCATCTTGTCTATTTTTTCTAACAGTTGTTTCTCGTTTTTGTTTTGTTACAGCAAACGCAGACTCTCCATTTACTATATCTATGCCAGAAACCGCTGTAGCAGATTTAGAACCGTCTTCAAAACTTAAAGTTTCTCCTACAATTGGGTTAAAAGAATAAATAGTACTTCCAGAAGGGTTGTTAGCGTCATTCATATAAAACGTTTGAGCCTCAGATTTGTACGCGGTAAAATCTTCCGTTAAAGGTTGAAAGTAAAGTTCTGTGTTTTCTGCCCTTAAAGAGTAGCCACACTGTTTGGCTAGTTTAACCAAAAGTTGCCAGTCACTTTGACCCGACTGAGCAATTTGTGGAAATACTCTTGGATGCCTGACAACTCCATACGAAAAGTTATGGTCTATAGCAAATTTAATTGCTAAGTCTGATGCGGTAATATCTTTGTATACTTCTTGCCTAGCTTGTTTAAAAACATAAGAAGCTCCTATAACAACAACAGTTATATTGTCAGAACCAGGGGTTTTTTTAGGTTCAATGTGATGAACATATCCATAAAAGTTTTTATTATTTTTTGGGTCTTTTATTTGAATATCTACAGGGATGCCAGGCTTTACCGCGTCAAATGATGTATCCCACTCATTGAAGGTTAGGTAACATAACTCATGTTGATATTTAGCTTGCAAAAGTCTAAAGGAGCTTAGCCTGAAAGGGGCTCCCTCAATCCCATTAAAATTAACAGATATAAATTTAAGCACGTTTAGGAACCCTAATTGTTCGCCCAGCAGGAATATTTAAAGCGTCTTCAATTTCAGGATTTGCTTCAGCAATAATCCACCAGGAGTGTGGGCTGCTATAAAAATCTTGCGAAACTTTTTCTAACCTATCTCCGTCTCGCCAAACATAGTCTGACCAGGTTAACTGGCCTAAAACAGAAAACGTATAATCAACAATTGGAGTTAAATCTCCGTTTTCTACAATAGCTAAGTAAGTAATTTCTGAGGCGTTATACCTAGAAGTTTTATAAATACCCATTATTGACCCGCTTCCGCAAGACCTACAGAAGCAAGTAAGTTTGCTTGAATAGATACATCAGTACGAATTGGTTTCATATCTTGTGTAAATGCAAGGTGATTGACGGAAAGTCCGTTTATATAACCAAGGTAATTAACTGGTCCTATTTCAAACTTTACTAGAGTTGCTGATAAAAACCCTATATCCGAAGTTACACGGCCAAGAGAGTTCTTCCAACCGCCCTTCATATAGTTAGCGTTAGGTCCATTAACTGTTTGGTATAAAAATTCAATGTCAGCTAAAGTTCCCATTTCGTATACTTCAGCAATTTGTTTTGCTATTAAGTCATCTGTAGATACGCCAAGTTTATGACCCTTGTAAAACTTACCAAAATTAACTCCCCATTGTTTTTCTCTGTCTCCGCCAACCTTACTTGTTGGGTCTTTTTCTCGAGTGCCTTTGTGGGCAAAACACGCAAAGTCATTAGTTCTATCTATTCTAATAGTTAATGAAATAGTCTCTGTTCCTGGAAACGCGCCAGCAACACCAACAAATCGGTCCTGCATAGATGGGGTTACATCTGAGTTTAAAATTACCTGAGTAGCAAAACTTTCAGGGTTCCATAAAAATTGGAATCCAATTTGACGAGCTTTACCGCCCGCTACTCCTGCCGAGCCACCAGAACTAGTAGCATATTGAAGGTCTTGAGCACTAGCGTGCCACATAATTCTTCCGCGTCTCAGCTTTCCTTTTACGGAGGCATCGTCGTTTGGGTTTGTTCCTACAACGTCTGCTTTTGTAGCGCCCTTTGTAGGGTTACTTTTTCTAAAAGTTCTGTGGTCTACAGTTTTTGGGGCAAGGGGAAGGCTCCAAGAGTGAGGTGATAAATTAAACATGTATTCGCTAGGCGGTGCTTGTTGAGTAAAAGTATCTTTTTCGCAAATTGCTAACTTATCTGTAACTGTAGTAGTTGTATCTCCTGAGGCTGTCAAAACAGCAGCAGCTAATGCAGGAGGAAGTTTAGCTACGTTTGGAGCTGCTAGTTTTGCTGTAGCATAATTAAGCCCAAAAAGATTTATTGCCGCCTCTCCTTGAGTTACGCCCGCTCCTACACCTAACTTTGAGTCTACTACTGCCGGTTTTGGTTTAATTACACCAGTTCCAGAAGACGGAAAGAACAACAATGGGCTTGATGTAGGGGGCACAGAGACATTTGTTGCTCCAGTTTTTACAGCTTGAGTTACTTTTATTGGCGGCAAAAGAGTTTGAAAAGTTGTTCCATTAGTGGGTTTAACGGCCATTAGTGGTTTGCTACCTTTCTAATAAGAGCATCGTAATCAAGCGTCTTTTTAATCTCCTGAGCCAATTTACGCTCATCTATGTTATTAGCGCCATTTATTTTAACGGTTACTCCACCATAGTTAATATTATAGCCACCACCACTGCCACTTACTGGGCCGCCGTGCTCTCTAGCTCCAGCAAGAGCAAGACCACCCATCGATGATTTAATGGCGTTAAGAAGCTCTGTAAACATTTTAACAAGGTTTACATTGCCCTTAATAAAGTCATATACGTTTCCAGCCGCTCCACCTACCTTATCTACAACACCAGAAGCCGCATTTCCTAAAGCATCTACTACGCCTCCAGCAACATCACCAGCTTTTGTAACAACCTTATTTGCAACTCCCCAAGTTTTTCCAACAACTGAGTTATACCAAGGGTCATCTATTCTAGGGCGACCATACTTAGGGCCGTTAAGACCAGCAGCTGCGGCGGTTGACCACGGCTTATAGTTTCGTCCTTCTGAAGAAATTGCCCAAGCTGCTCTAGCGTTTTTAATTGGGTCATACAAATCCCAGTCTTCGTTAACACCGTATTTAGCGTAACTAGCTCTGCGACGATTTCCCTGCCCAACGTTTCCTGGTACGTCATTCTTCATGTTGATTTGGAATAACCCATAGGACATATCAGCGCCTTCAAAGTTTTCTTTGTTAGCAACTCGCCCAGATTCTTTACTGATAATTCGAATACCGTTTTCAATATCTTCGTCGGTTTTCCATCCAGCCGTACGTAAAATTCCTCGCAGAGCTTCGTGACTAATCTGCACACCACCACCACCGGCAGTAATTCCGTGTTTGTGTGGGGTTCCTTTATCCTTTTGCGGGTGACTGTGAGAACCGTTGGGGCCAGGAGTAGTTGTTACATCTCCACCTTTATGCATAAAGCCAGCAAAGTTTAAATCGCTAGCACTTAACGCGTGGTTAGGAACAATCTTTCCGTCAGTTTTTGGGATAAATAGCTCGGGTCCGCGCTCACCTACAATGTATGCGTTTTGTTTAGCTGTAGGTCCGCCCTCTGCAAGCCCTGGGATAGCGTCTAGTAACGCTCCACCTAACCCGTTCCCCATTCCGGCCATCGTATCAAATGCGCCTTTTGTAAATCCAAACGCGTTCATTATTTGATGGAAGACAGGCATTCTTCCTAATGAAGCAATCGTAGTAGAGAATGTTCTAGCTACAGCGTTTGCAGATTCAAATCCTTGAACAAGTGAGTTAGTAAACATGTCCGTAACTTGACCAGATGCAGCATCTCTTTTAGACTTAGACAAAATTCCATCAGGCAATGCGCCTTTATCAATTAGTTGTTGATGGCTTGTAAAGTCTGTTACACCAGAGGCCTTGGCGTATAAACCCTCTTCAACTATTTTTCTAAGGTAAGGGTCATTTCCAAAATACTGGTCTAACATAGATGCTAGAGCATTTCCAGGCTGTAAAGACAAACGCAAATCTGATTTAGAAATAGCTGAGCCGCCACGCTTTTGCCTGTTTAAAGAACTCCATAAATCGTTAATAATTTTGTCTAGTTCACGCATTGAACCAGTTGCGCCATCACGAACGTTAATACCAATCATACGTAGCATGTTTACGTTGTTGCCTTGGTTAAGCGCGGTTAATCCTTGGGCTGCCCCAGTCATCCCTATGCCAGGGCTTATGTTTGTTCCAACAGCTAAGCTTCGTGAGATACCTGCGTTGTTATTACCAAGAGCGCCAGACTCGTTTAATCCACGAGCTGCATCTAACGGGTCGTTAACAATTCCTTGACCCGCAAGATTTTTTATCATGTTTGCAGAGTCTTCGTATTTTGCGCCCATGCCTTTAAATGCGGCTCGGTTTCTTAAGTATTCATATTGAAATGCCTCATTAACTGTAGGCATCGCTTGATAAGTTGCTCTTGCTGCGCCCGCAAGAAAGGGAATAGCGCCAAGGCCGGGAATCTTGTCAAAGCCTTTGCCGTCTGTAATACCGGCGGTTACTGGTGGCGTGTTTGCTGGGGCAGTACCAGTAGAAGTGTACTTAGCTGCGCCAGGCGGCAAATTAGAAGTAGTATTTTTTCCAGGCTTAAACCCTGGAGTGTCAGTAACAGAGCCAGCGCTTTGGTTTGCAACGGTAGCTGTAGTTTGGCCCGTTGCTTGGGCCATACCTCTGCCAGTTCTT